ACACTTCCATCTAAAGCCCCATTATCATAAACCTTTAGAATTGATTGGTAAGTGTCTTTTATTTTTGTTCCTGTAAAAGAAGCCATATATTATTGTTTTAATTGTCCCAGTATCCTATTTTGTTGTTCACCTCTTTTATCGCGTCCTCAGTAGATGTACTTGTAAGCGTTGTCCCTGCGTTATTAAAGTAAACTAAACTTCCCTGCATTTGTACTTGAAGGCTTGTCCAATCACTTCCACTCCATCGGTATAATCCTGCTAACTTTCTGAATCCTATCACACCCGTTGTTTGTCTCACAAGATATATATCACCTTCAAATAAGTCAGTAAGATTCGCTAAGTCTGCATAAGTAGCTACTTCTCCATCTACTATATTGTTTGTTAAATAAACAGATCCCCATCCGATATTATTTCTGCTCATTTTTTATTTTGCTTTAAAAATTGAATCAGTTTTTGAATGTTGCTTTGTTTTGGTTTATAGCTTACAGAACCCATCCGTTGAATGTTGCATCCTTGTCTGGGTAAATATCATTGTTTGTGTTTGAATAATACTCAGGGAATAAGGATTGGTTAAACGACATATAATCAATGAATCTTCTCGTGTACCACTCTGCTTTGTCTCTGTACTTTCCTACCAAGAAATCTACCTCCTCTTTAGAAGCACTCTCAGCATTCTCAGAAACGTGTTTGTAGATACCTCCGTTTTTAACCTGATAAGCAGCGAATGGTAAATAGTCCACCAAAGCGTAATAAATCAACATAGGTTGAATGTAATCATTAACCAAAGTCAAGTAATTACCACTCAATGTACCTGCGATAATATCCGCAGAAATCTTGTTGTATAAGTCAGTACCTAAATAATTCTGAACGTGAATCTGTTGAGCATCCTTAATGTTCTGTATAAACAAATCAGTATCAACATTTCCATTGATAATAGAATTGCGTACTAAATCTTCTCTCTTAATAAATAACGCTACTGCCATACTAACTTGGATAAGCACCATTACGAGGCATATCTATTGGAGCAATAGCCACCTCTTTAGGTTGTTTGTTAATCTTAAAACCTTGTCTAACTGCTTCGTTTACATTTACGAATCTTGTTCCGAATAAAGCATCTCCTGCGTAAGGCTCTCCATTTGCTTTTAATTTCTTCTTATAGATTCTTCTTTCCCATCTATGATAGCAGTTTACTCCACCCTTGTATTTAAACAAAGAGTAGTTTTGACCATTGTGTCCGAACTTGTTGTTCACCCCATTGAAAGACATCATATCAATATCCTCTTTGCGGTATAACTTATCAGCATCTAACATACGAACACAAAATGGTCTTGATTCTCCTTCTGGTATCCTATCAGTTCCTTTTACATATTTGTATCTTACTTTCCAAATATCTCCATCTAAAGAAGACTTTTGATTAGCAGATAACTCCTCACGCATAAGTCCATTCAAATAACCCTCAACATCAAAACCCTCAGGTTCATCTTCTGTGTCTTGAGTATCTACAAGTTCGTATTCAGCATCCTCAGCTTCTCCTAAATCCTCAATCATTGCCCAAATCTCTTGCGCTAACTCATCGTTTAGAAAAGGTCTTTTATCGGATGACATCTTAACACCAGTTTCTTCTTCTCGTGTCTCAGAATCTATCACGTTCTCTAAGTCGGTAAACTCTAAAGGTTGAAGCGTTTTAAAGTACAAATTAAGAGCGATATTATTGTAAGCTAATATCTCATCAAAGGCATCTATCAAAAGTGTCTGAAATGGTCTAATAACGGTGTTATCCATCAATGTAGAAGCAGTCTTTAACTCATCCGCATTGTTCCCCAATCCAGTATTGTCTTTAATGCCAAAAAGCATAGGAGAAACAACCCTATGAGCTACCATTATCTTAGCGGTTGATTCAGCACTTAAAAACTGATATTGATTGTGTGCATCACTTAGTTGAACGGGTTCAATCGTTGCAGCAGTAGCGGCATCATCGTTAAACGACAAAATAAACTTACCAGCGTTTGAACTACCAGAGAACTTTTGTTTAATACGATTCTCAATTAGTTGTCTCTCCTCTTCGTTTGGAACTCCATTATTGAAATTGATCAACATCGATGGAGCGAGTCCATTAAGGATATTGTTCAAGTGGTAGTTTGATACTTCTTCTTCAAGTTCAGCGTATTGAAGACCTCCTTGATAATCTACGGGTGAGTAGTAATAGAATCCTGCTCTGTATGGTTTTACAAATAGAATCTCAATAGCTTCTTTTGATGTACCAAATGCGGGAATCCTTAAAGGTGAATCAGATGGTTTTACTTTAGTCCAATCTTTGAAATAGTAATATCCTTGAATCTCACCTTCATCGTTCGCTTTCTCCGCTCTTAATGTTTCAACGGGGAAGTGTTCTACTTGAGCGATTTTAGTTCTATCCTTAGAGTAGATTACTTGAATAGCACATCCACCCATAAGTTTTAAATCATACGCAAGTTTACGAACGCAGTCCTTTCTAAACAAAGACATCATTTGTGCGTATTGTTCAGGTTTTCTACTTGAATCGGTAGCATCTAAGCCACGACCAAATATCATCTCTGAGATTCCGTTTATGATAGCGTTATTCGTAGGAGAACCATTATACCTATCAATCAAATACTGATAATAGTTATTGTCCTCTCCGTAAGCTACCCAATCCTTTCCACGAACCTCAGAAACTTTCGGAGATGTGTAAGTCGATAAATTGACCACACGAACATCCGTACCGCCTTTTGGTCGCTGATTGATTATTACATTGTTTCGTTTCATATTATGATATAATCGTTGTCATACGAGTCCTCTGCTTCGTACACATCTTTATTAACTGAATAATAGTTATTCGTATCTTGGTCAATAGTCTGATCTGTGCAGAATATCTTTCCTTTAAAAATAACATCACCACTCACTACGACTTTAAAGTCATAATAACGACCCTCAACAAGTGAAAACACTTTAGATATAGTTAGATACTCCCCAACCTTAGTAAGTGTCTCAGAACTCGTTAAAACCTCATTTGTGCTATCATCTCGAAGAATAAGACTGCCAGAAGAAGCGTATGCTCTCGGAATAAATGAAAGAGTTTGTGCTTCGTTTGATGTTGTTAGAATCTTCATACTTATATAACGATTTTATGTGAGTCTTTTGTGTGTGTAAATAAAAAAAGGGAGACATATAGCCTCCCCTTAGTTTAACGCAGTCCGTAAGCGTTATGCATCTGGGTCTATCTGAGTAGCAGAAGCATCATCGGTAATAACCGCAGCAGTTACAAAATAAGCAGGTGCAGTTTCTTGAGCAGCAAAAGTTAAGGTGAATCCACTAAGGTCTCCCATAGCAGCACCAGTTACGATTGAGCCTCCAGTTACCTCAGCACCGTGTTCCAAACCTACTAAGAAGAAATTACCATTGTAATCCTCGATAGCGATGTGTGGTCTTGCGTGTGCTAAAAGTTTAATTTGCTCTTGAGTAGCCTTATCTAAGAAGGTAAGAGTCAAAGACAAAGTTTGCTCATAGAAAGTAGTCCCGTTTTCTCTTGAAGAGTTTACAGTAGTTTCTAAAGATGAGTTCCCTTTGATGTCGTATTTGAACCAGTCTGGTGTGCCTGCAAGAGCAGTAATCTCACCAGCCACGATCGTAGCTGCTCCAAGCGTACCATAATCAGCGAAGTAAACGGTTTTCAAACCACCTACTGCTGACTTGCAAGGAAGACTTCTACCTGATGTTAAAGAACAAGCCATAGTTTTTTTAGGGTTTAAGGTTATTAAAAAAGGGTAGGTAGGCACTTGGCTCACCCACCCTTCTTATATTAATTCAAAGTGATTACTAAGCAGTTGGTTGGTAAAGAACGATATCAGAACCGATTCCGTACTGTACACCAGCAGTAAATCTCATTACTACACGAACATTCTCAGATCCATCAAGGTCAGCCATATCCAACAATTTAACCAAGTTGTGGTCAGATAACAAACCAGTACCGAAGAATAAGTTTGATTTCTGAGCAGCCATCATATTATTGTCAGCCAATCCGTTAGCAACAAAGATTTTAACACCATCAAAAGACAATGCTCCGTTGTTCCACCATTGAGTTCCTTCAGCATTAACACCATTAGCACCCAATCCAGAAGCACCGAATCCTCCTAAAGCACGAACATAAGCACGAGCAACATTCTGAGAAACATAGATGTAAAGGTCTTCTTTTCCGTAAAGAGCAGAAGGGATAGCATCAACTACTTTACCCATTTCAGCAATTACGTTAGCAGCAGTTACAGAAGCAGCGGTATCAGCAACATCAACAACAGAAGCATCAGCTAAAGCCAAAGTTACCAATCCATTGAACTCACCAGCAGTAGCGGTAGCACCTTTCCAGATGTTTTGCTCAGTTTTCTCAGCTACCAAACCTGCAACGTGAGCGATAAGGAAATCAGAGAATGCAGGAGGCAAGTTGTCAAATGCAGAGTATCCCATTTGTACTGCTTCCCAATCTGAATGGAAATCTTTCTTACAAATTTCAAGGTTTACTTGGAACTCTTCTGGTTGAAGAATACGCTCAGTCAAAGTGATTGTAGCGGTGTCAGTAAAGTCGCAAGTAGCATCTTTGATAACATTGCTATCAGTAGCAACTTTCTTGATAACTTCTTTATACTTTACGTTTGGTTTGATGGTAATACCACCATTGTTAAGAGTAGCACCAGACAAAAGAGCGGCAGCGATATACTGACCTGCAAATTCACCAGCGTAGGTACTTGTAATTGATACAGATGTAGCCATTGTTTAAATTTGTTTTAGTTATTTTTTAATTTGTGAGATACGAGACATAACGGTGTCCTTAGTAGATTGTGGTCTATTAGCACCGAATACCATTTGTTTTTTAGCAGCTTCGCCTTCTGGAGAATGTTTAAGTGGAGCAGCAGCAGGTTTAGAAAGTTCTTCTTTAACCAACTCTTCTACTTCGCTCATTTCCTCTTTAGGTTGTAGCATTGCTTTGATTTCTTCAATCATCGATTTCAATTCAGCCAATTCAGATTTAGTAGCGTAATCCTCAGAAGCCATTTCTTGTGACATTTCCTCAGATGGCATTTCCTCCTCTACTTCTTCTCCTTTAACTTCTTTGATTTCTTTGATCAGTCCTTCAGTTTCTACGACCAAGATTCGACCATCCTCCAAAGCATACTCGCCTACTGGAAGAGCAATCTTATCTTCTTCAGTAACGATGAACACTTCAAATTCAGGAGCGAACTCCTCAGCCTCCAAAACAGTCCCGTTCTCAAGCATCATTTGAGCAAGTTTGGTTTCTACAACCTCTGCACTCAACTCGATACCAAGAACGCTTTTGATTTCTTTTAGCATTTCGATTGGGTTTTTCATATTAATATAACGATTAGTGATTATTTTTTTGCATTTTCAACCTCTTGTTTTGCCAATTCCTTGTGCCCATAAAGAACCATCACAACACTTTCTTGAATAAGTGTCCTTGTCTTTACACAAGCATCCTCTCGCACTTCCTTTTGGACTTGTTACACTTGGTGTCTGTTCTTCCTTATGCATAGCTTTGAGTTTTTTGTATAAAGTAAATAATATCCCAAACTTGCGCAGTACCACCTTTAGCAGTTACTCTCCATTGAGAACCATTAGCTACAAAACTTGAATCGGCATAGTATTGGAATACTTGATGATAATCGTGAGCAGCATCATTTCCTTTTGGGAATGTAATGGTGTCTCTTATTCTATCGTATGGTGTTCCGTTGCCTCCTTCAAAATGAATCTCCAAATAAGTCTGATTCGCATTAGGTGCTGAGTATTTAAATACGATAGTAATTACATAAGTATCGTTGAGATTGTCTGCTAATACCTTTAATGATGTTGAATTATAATAATCTATCCCAGTCTGACTTCTATATGCGGTTGCAGAGTTATTGGGTAACACAATCTCAGTATCTTGCAATAAAGGAAGTTTGTTGCTTGATGTCCATAAGTCATCATCGTATCTCGACCAACCAAGCCCTGTTCCCGTTCCAGATTGAGGATATAACTTAACCCATTCACCACCGAACACAGTCCATACTCCAGACTCAGTAGTAACATACGCACCCTCCTCAATGTTGTATTGATTGCGGATTGTGTCAGTATCGACATCTACTTGAACCTTATATGATGTATTGAAAACTGTACTCATCTACCTTGCCCTTTATAAAGTTTCTTATAGTTCTTACTTGATTTTAAAACGCTTGTCTTACTCTTAGCGTGTACATTAGGTCTTGATACGTTTGGCTTATCATAAACCAATACCGCAGATTGTTTCTTAGCCATCTAATTCACCAAGTTCTTTAAGTTTGCTTTCTGCCCATCTCTTACCAGCAAGTCCTCCCCATAGTAAATACGAAATAGTACCACAAGCCTCGTTATCTCCTTCTACATAATACTCCTCTGCTCTACTTAGATAAGAGTACATTCTTTTGATGGTCTCTACGCTAATGGGTTTCTTTTGTGCTAATTGTTGCGCTCGAATCTTACCAACTTCGGTAGCACATCGGTTATTAATCTTTTCGTTTAGATCAATACCTTTCTTAGCGTTGTTTGAAACCGCATTAGGATAATCAGAGTAAGATTCCATCTCTAACTTCTTACCATCTTTCACTCGTTTATCACCTTTTATGATTCCACGAACTACACCAAGCATATATTCAGCTTCTTCTTCTTCGTTTTTAGCAAGTAACTCCGCTAAAGAATCTTTAGGTCTTTCAATCTTATCGGTGAAATAACCCTCAATAGAGAATCCTTTTACTTTTCCAGTCTTAACGTACTCACCCCAAACTTCTTCGTTGTTTACTTTTACCGCACCCATCCAAGTACCTACTGGGACTTCCATTCCATACATACGAGATTTATCGTGAACCTCATCCTCAACAATCCAAGATTCTACCAATGACAACCCATTAAGAGCGTATTGATGCTCCATAGTAGAGTTGTTCTGATTCCCTTTCATTAAGAACTTTTGAGCGGTTTTAAGGATGGTATCTTTTGAAAAGAATACATAATACTCATCTTCTCCGTTCCTTCTGTAAATAGGCTTATTAGGTACAAGTAATGCCCCAAGTAGGATTCGTTTCTCACTCGATACTTCAGCGAGTTTAATCTCCTCTGATTTAAGTGCTACGAAATCTACCTCAATCGCAGGATTTTCTACTACCGAGATAGCTTCTACTCCTGATATGTCGTTTTCCTCATCTAAAATGAGTTCTATAATCTTGAAATTGCTCATATCTAAATAACGATTTTGTTATATTGTTTTGTATTTATAACGATGCTCCTTTAACGATATTCCTTTCGAGTGATTGTGCGGTAGATACATCGGATGCTACTACATACGCTCTCATAGGTTTATCAGTTTGTTTTGCTATAACATCGGCTAATTGACTTGTTCCACTCGCTCCAACTACATTAAAAGAAGGGGGTGTAGGAGTAATCGGTGTAGATGCTGAACCGCCACCAGATACAGTAGAAGATCCAGCACTCGCAGAACCACTTGCTTTCAAAGCGGCTAAACCTTTAGCGGTAGCAGCGATACTCGATGCAATACTAATTCCAGCAGATATTTTATTTGCGGCAACTAATTTAGCAGCTATACCTACCGAAGCACCTCCTGTGACAAAGGACAATGCGTTACCTTGTGCTATTGTTGCGGCATTAGATGCTTGGGTTTGTATGATTGTTTTGGCAATACCAGCAGCGTTTTCTCCAATCAAAGCAGCGGCTTGTAATGTTTTGTTCTTACCAGCTAATTGACCTAATAAAGAAAAAGTTGCTTGAATGTTATCAGCATTTGCCATTCTTATAGCCGCTACCGCTTCATTGTACGCTAATTCTTCTTCTATCTTTCTATTGTTCTGATTTATTTGTGCTTGATAATCTAAATCAAACATCTCATCTTCCATATCTCGGTAAACACCGAAATTTATTTGATCTTGCTCAATCTTCTTAGCGAAGAAATCTTGACTTGCTTGTAGGAAGATGTCGTTAGCAATCTGCTCTCCTTCTCTTTCTGATTCTAATATATCAGCTCTTAATTGCTCTGAATCTTGTATTCTTTTTAACGCATTGTTTCTTCTTGTTTCATCTGCTTTTTTAGCCAACTGTTCTTCACTTAGTTGTATCCCAGCATATTCATTCCTTAAAGCAGCGATAGCTTCTTTTATTGCTTGAATTTCCTTTTCGGCAGCCTCAGAGTCAAATCCCAATCCAACAAGCCCAGAAATACCTTGTGTTGAAAAAGCAAGCATTGCAGCTCTTGCTGCTTTTTGTGCTTGAACTTGTTGGGTAACTAGCAACTCAGCTTCAAGTTGTTTTGCATATTCTTCAGATTGTTGTTTCTTGTATTTAAGAATTTGCTCCTCAGACATACCTTGTTGTTTCAGTATATTGTCCTGTAACTTAGAATTCTCGTATTGTCTTTTAGTTTGTTCTGTTAGTTGAGTTTGTTTTTCTAAATTCTTTGAAGTCTCAGAAGATACACCAGATACTGCTGATTTAATATCATCCCAATAAGCAAGAACAACACCAAGAGCAACAACTAACGCACCAACACCCGTTGCAATTAAAGCCTTCTGTAATCCACTTAATCCTTGAATGAATAACTTTACTCCTTTTGCTGATTCAACAAAACCCTCGTATAGTTTTTTAACCTTTGTAGCATAGCCGCCAGTAATCTTATCAAGACCTTGAATTATTTTACTTGATTCTAATTGTTGTTCGTTTAATAACTTAGATTCATTTGTTGATATTCTTCTCTCAGCGTTTAATTCTCTAAGCGATAATTTTTGGTCTTTTATTGCCGACTTTAAATGTGCCTCTTGATCTGCTAATTTCTTTTGAGCAGCTAAATTTGTCTTAGATGTTTTTTCTCTTAGTTCTTGAATCTGTAATAATTCACGCTCAAGTTCTATGAGAATACTTCTTTGTTCCTCAAGAGTTGCATTTAATTCATCAAGGTCTTTTTGAGCAGCACTACCCTTAACCTTTATTTCGATTATTTTTTCTATCGCCATCTTATTTCGTTTTTAATTGATTTCATTGCACCCTTGAAATTATCAGGTAGATAATACTTGCCCTGTGCTATTCTTATGCATTCTGTTTCTCCGTTAGCGACTTTAAGCATTTCAAGTATATTCTTTATCATACTATATTGATTAGTTCTATTTCACTTTTTCCGTTCGTTAAATCGCTTGTAATTGAGTTTATCTTATATGCTCTATCACCTACTATAAAAGTGTCCTCAGGTCTATATTGAGTTATAATCTTAATCGGTAAATACGCAGTTACTTTAGTAAGTCTTGTTTGTGAGTTAAATACCGACTCTATATAATCCGAATAATACTCATCAAATAAAGTACCATCAAATATCACACCCTCATATTCGTTCAATTCAGCCTTAAAGTTGATGTTTGAAGAATCAGAAGCTGAACTAAGAGAAACTGAATTACTTGGTACGAAATAACTTGTTACTAAATACTTTGTCAGTACACCATCGTATAGATATATATTATTTCCAGAACTTGATACAGGATAAAACACCAAAGGAAGACCTAAATAAGGTTCTCCAGTTGTACTATCAAAACTTCTTAGTTTATCAACCATCCATCCCCATTGAATAGTAGTAAGCCCATTAGTTGATGCATTCCTCAAACGCTCATACTTCAAATGCTCAAAAGGCACAGTAACATTGTAGACTTGACCATCGTATTTAGCCGATAAGGCATATTGGTCCGTACCCCAGTCAAGGTTGAATTGCTCTTTGTGGTTTACAGCCAACAAAGTGCCTAAACCTCCATATTGAAAGTCTATTTGCTTAAACAAAGTAGACGGCGATACAGAAGACTGATTAACCTCTACATACTCAGTAATGTCGTGAGACGTGCCAGTAGCATAAAAGCTGGCAAGCGTCTTAACATATATTATACCGCCTCTTTCGTATGCAGTTAGGTTGAACATTTTGAATATAGCAGTCAAGAAGTCTATGATCTTCATCTTCGGTATATTGTCAGATATAACCGTAAATGCCGCAGTAGTTACGACAACGTCAGTTTCTAGATCGTAATCATTAAAAGCAACAGATGATCCATTTTCAAATCTTGTAACCCTATAATAGGTATGCGTTACTGGGTCAGTAGCAGTAGATACGACATCAAAATTATTGTCAGGTTCTACCTGATGTTCCCTATATGTGTTTGAGTTAATCTCTGGCAGAATAATTTCATATGAAGTAGAACCAGTTAATGTCGCTGAGGAATATATCAAACTTCCTGAATCTCTGACTCTTAGTCTAAACGAAGCGGATGCAGAATCAACAACTATAAATAGCCTGTTCTTGTAAGCTACATTATCCACTCCTCCAGTATCTGTGAAGTCGAATCTTGACCCACCATTCTCAACAGTTACTCCATAGAAAGAATCGTAGTCATCAAATCCTTCCAGTAATACTGGGTCGTTTGTTGCGGTTGTAATTTTACCTTTCTCTCTGTGTAACCACATATAAAGATTGTACCAATTCGCATTCGATGAACTAAAGAAGTCTGTGCTGAAATCAATTCCGTATTTATCCTCAATAGCCAACAACAAACAATGAAGTTTAATAGCATACTTTAAAGATTTAAAATCACCACCATCAGTTGCAAGATTACCAAGACCATAAGCGGCAGTATTATAATAAAATCTTTGTTCTGCTGATATAAGCGGACAAATAATAGCATCAGTTATTCCATTCTTGTCTATACCATCTGTTAAAGCATCTTCAATAGTGGAGTAGTTATAAGCCACATCATAAGCACTCAAATCCAAAGAGTCTAATTGATCTTCTCCAAGTAGGTCTTTTAGGTTTACCGTGTTCCCAAAGAATGTAACCTTGTAAGCGTATGGTACATTATCCTTTAAATCTACTCCTTCAAGTTTTATCTTGCCCTCTCTGAATGGTTGGTAGTTTATTTCAATGACTGCATCCACTTTGAATCTCGCATCGAACCCCCCTACAACATCAGAGTTATAGTAGTGTTGAAATATCTTGTTATTTGCTTGAGAAGCTGGTAGTGTAAATGTTTGAGAAAAGTCAGTAAACACCTTAGAGATGTCTTTTACATTCTGAATTGATGAAGTTACCTGAATGGTCTCATCGTTGAATAAATCCGCTCTCTGTCCGTTTATGTATAACTGAATCTCTTGCTTCATTATCGAATGTTGTTAATCTTATCAAATGCGTATTCGAAATCTAAAGTGTAATTAATCAACTTATCATTCACGCTTGTTTTAAATGTCAATGAATTAGTTATAGGGCGAATAGGGAGTACATCTGTTCCGTTATTTACCCAAACCTCCTCTGATAAAAGAAGTTGCTTTATAACCTCGTTGTATTGTTCATCAATGAATCCTGTGTTTGCTTGTAAAACCTCTCTTCCGTTTGCATTGAATGTTTTTACTTGATGTGCTTGTTCTGAGTAAGTAGGAGTAGAAGTAAAGTCCATTATGCTTCTCTTATAGTTCTCGCTTTTTACATTTAGTGTAATGGTGTTCTTTTTGAAGAACCATACATTCTGCAATGCTCCGAACTTGTTATAGAAGATGATATTTAAAGGAGTGTACTTAGGTTCACAGATTTCCTCTAAAGTGATAACGGTAGTACCACCAGTTTCAGAAGTAATCGTGACAGTATCACCATCAGCTAATTCCTCAGAAGAAGCTATCCTGATGTATTGAATCTTTTGGTCGGTATTGCCATTGTCTGTAATCTCAAGGAAATCAAATCCCCAAGATACATCGTACAATTCCCAAAAGTCTTCTACAACATTCCAATTTATATCAGCACCACCGCCTGTTGTTACACTTATCGTAGGTAAGAACTCTGCCCATATTGGGAAGATAATATCTTGTCCTTCGTTGTAATATAGAATCGTATTTGATTGAAGTAATTGTTGTGATAGTTGTGGGTTTACTCCATCTTCAAAATAACCATATCCATCTACTCCAAGCATATTAGAGGAAGTAACTAAAGAACCGACTGCACTACCTGATGAATCAAATATTTGATAATCATACTTAACCCAAACAACATCCGTAGAATAAGTTCCGTATTCAGTTATCAAAAAGTCATTTATGAACTCTGATAATTCAAATACCACATAGTTATTCGAACCTACCTCAGTCTTTGTGAATGTGTATCTTAGTGTATTCGTATCTGTTGTTTCTCCAGTCCACACATATAGCCTTAAAGTAACTGAATGCAAACTTGCATTTGATACTTTCACATAGTAAGGGCTTCTAACATTTATCTTTGTACTCATCTTGCTTTATAATTTTATCTTATTCGTGCTTCAAATTCCGCATCCATATCTTTTCCGTATGCTTCTAAAAACTGTTCTGGGAACAAACTCCAAGCCTTTTCGAAAGGTTTTGTAAAGAACAAAGAAGGTTTAATTCCCTTTTCATAAATACTCTTCTGCAAGATGAATCCTATCGTTCTGTAATTGCCTTTCTTATATCTTCCTTTTTCATCTCTTAGTCTAATGTTTCTCGCCTTTGCCCAATCGGCTAAAGGTTGCATAGGAGGTTTCTTATTTCTAAAACTATATAATGAACCGTAGTTTTTATTTTTGCCATTTACCCCCTTGTCCTGAAACTTACCATAATCCATCATAAACATATCTAAACTGAATATGTCTTGAATTTGTTTTTGTTCAAATGATAGACTATTATAAAGTTCTTTATTTACGTTCTTTCTTTTCTTTGTTAAATTAGTCCTCGATTGTTGAATGACATACTTAGCAAACTTCCTTATAACCTCATTAGTGTTCTTGAAATCATTCATCAGCACACATCAATATCGTTTGCAATCATTACATCAAAAGTCGCAGTCCATCCAGCCAGTTCATTCTCAAACCTATCTTTAAAAGGCTCTAAGGTGACATCTCCCACTACTTGGTAAAGGTCTCTGTATAAACTTCCGATTCTTAGTTTCTGAATCAGTTTGTTTAAAACAGATAGCTGAGTATTGAACACATCTTGCTCGTTATTGTTACCCACAAAGATGTCTGTCGTTTCTTCCTTGCTCACATCTACAATATCCATAGATAGAATACTGATGTTAAACGATAGTGTGTTCTCACCACTTGTTACCGAGTTTACAATCAAATGAGAAAGTGGAAATATACTTTGCTTGTACAAATCCACCTCAGTAATGTCTCCAAATGTTACTGTGTTTACATCCTCATCGTTTAGGAGTTGCTCCTTGATCAAATCGGTTAGTAAATAAAATCCTCTTATTCCAGTATTCATATCTTGCTTTTAATTTGTCTTATTTCTAAGTCATTCTTTTCCTTCATAAACGAAAGCATCATAAAACATTCGTGTGCCTTTAGTTTAGTGATATTTTCAAATCTTGTAATATCTCCTTGAGCGAGTGCGAAAATTGATTGATACCAACCCCACTTTTGACCGAACTGAGATACTGCACCAAGCGTGTCTCCTGAGACTCCTCCAAATATTTCATCATAGCTTGAGATAAGTCGATTCCTAAATGATAAAAAAAAAGCATAGATCCTATAACCGCATCCATTGGCATATCTTTCATTATCTCTCCATCAGTAACCTGATACTCCTCTATGTTATATCTTTCTCCGTATTTATTTACGATTGGTCTATAAAGAACTGCCATTGCTCTATGTATATTTTCCCAATCTCCTATGTAATTATCAATATCAATATATTCTCCTAAACTGATGTCTTCAAGATTCGGAATGAAGCCGTACTCCACACCTTTCATTTTAAACTTTTTAATTAGATTAGGAGTTTCGTTTAATAAATCAGAAAGAATTTCAGTTATTGAATTTACATCAGATATCTTCATCTTCATAGCATCCGTTAATTTCAATCCACAAAAAATTTCAAGCATCTTAGATTGAAGAAATGCTTGGTCTGTTTCCTTAGAGGATATTTTAAGATACCTTTGATATTGATCGAGCGTTATCTCAGACAACTCACTCGGAATAAATACTTTCAACTTCATAACTATATAACGATTTTTTCAATGTGTTTTAAAACAAAAAAGGGACAACATTTCTGCTATCCCCTTTCTGACTAAAAATCAACCTTAATTTATATTGCCTGTATTGCTTCTCCTAAAAGCATAAATCCAATCATTACGATCATACCTACTGCATAAAAGCTAAGTAAGTAAAAGATGTTCATCGGGTCTCTTTGTAAAAACTTTTTCATATCTATTTGTTTTGATACACCAAAGATATAAAACTATTTTAATCCACCAAAACTTTTTTTATCTAATTGCATAAGTTCCGTAATTCGGTTTGCTTAGTACATTATAAGTCGCATACCTAAACGCATCGATTAAGTGATCGTTTCCATCTTGCGGAATGTTGGTTAGCTTACCACTCTTGTCTTCTATCCATTTGTAATTACGCATCTCTTGAACGAAGTTATCCCCAATGACATTTAGCTTATGTCTTTTTAGTACATCTATTCCTGCGTGTACAGAATTAGCCCCTTTCTTAGTAGGTCTTATAGGTATTCCCATTCTTCTGAGTTCTTCTATGATCTCAGGTCTTGCTGAGTCCGCATAGATGATTCCTTTCAACTCTACTTCTTTAAGATACTTAGCTATATCGTATCCAGTCATATTGGTTCGGTAAAGTAACTCCCTTGCGTATAAAGTATTATCTTTTCTAAACACCTCAACAAATGTGGTTGGGTCATTAAATCCAAAGTCCATTCCGTAAGATAAGAACTCCGCATCCTCTGGAACTTCTGATTCTTGGAACTGAAAGATAGTTGCCTTAGATATTCCCCTTTGACCAAGTCCGTAAATCTGCCAATAGGTCTCATCTGTTTCTTTAAGCCTTTCTATCTCTTCTATGATAGTTGGGTCTAAGAACGGATTGTCTTTATATGTAGTTACAAAGTAATCACAGTCTTCTCGTGTTACTACCTTGTCGTATATCCAAGAGTATTCATCCGATGGGTTATAGTCTAAGATGATTCTACCGCTTGTTCTAAAAATTAATTGTTGCCAGTCTTCGTATGTTAGTTCGTTCGCCTCGTTAATGAACAGAAGATTCCTTTTACGACCTCGTATCTTAACTGGTTGGTCTAACGATATGAACTCGATGAGATTGTCGTTTAGAATGTACTCATTTGCACTCTTAGAATGATTATCTTCTGAGTAGAGTTCGTACTTCTTTAATATCTCAAAGAAATCCCTCATAACGGTTGCACGAACAGAAGGGAAAGTCTTTCTAACTATTGTAATGGTTTCTCCAGTATGCTCACGAGTATAAGCAAAGATAATCCACATTAAAATGTTATAAGT